GCTTACTGTTAAAAATTAAAAGAGACGATTAGTCTTTTTTTGTTTTTTAATGTTTTTCCATATATTTATATGTATGGAAAAACAATGTAGTAAATGTAACATAATAAAATCTGAAAAAGATTTTTATACAACTCAACGAGGGAATAAATGTAAAGAATGTACTTTGAAAATCACAAGAGAGTATAAAAGAACATATAGGTTAAACCCTGAGTTTAAAAAAAATGAAAGTTTAAAACAAAAAGAAAGGAGGGTTAGGTTATGGCAAAATACACTAATCCATGATTCTAAACGGAATAAAGAACATAATTTGACGGTTAATGATGTTAATGAAATGTTTGATAAACAAAATGGTTTATGTTATTGGTTTAAAATACCACTTATACCGTCTTACAAATTAAAACACCCACAGCAACCATCATTAGATAGATTAGATACCACTAAAGGTTACACTAAAGACAACGTAGTTCTCTGTTGTTATTCGGCAAATATTGGTAGGAATGAAAATAGTCAGGAAGTTTGGGAAGAATTTCTATCTATTTTGTTAAAGTAAACTTAAAACATTTTTAATCACAAATTCTAAGGACTCATTTTGGGTCCTTTTCTTTTTTGGTTTGTATGAAGTCATAATAGGTTTTTGACCTTTACCTGTTTGTGTGTCTTTGGACTCCGCCTTTCTTTTTTGTGCACAGGCGGCTTTTTTAGCAGAATCACTCATTTTTCCTGCAACACCCGCAGCTCTACATTTAGGATATGATTTACTACTTGCATCGGGTCTACCACAAGGTGGATGTTTTCCGTCAACTTTTCTACATATATTAACCCATGGTCCTTTTGGTTGTTTGGAACCTTTTGGTTTTTTTTTCGTACCAAACCAAACTGCTAAATCTTCGTTGAGTGGAATTTTATTTAATTCTGTCCACTCACTTAACTTAGTTACTGTTTTTTTTGGGTCTAAATTTTTTATTGGTTTAGTATTAAAAGTATTTTTAGGTATGGCGTTAAGTATACCCCCCTCATCGTCCGCACCAAAACTATCAGGATTTGACTTTAAATATTTTTTTATTTTGTTAGCTCTTTTTTCTAACTTGTCTCTTGTTTTTTTGTTATACGTCCAACTACCGTCCATAACATCATAGTCTAAAAGTGGGTCATTATATGAATTTGATGGTTCCGTAAATGGACCGTTAACATTTTTTTCAAACTCTTTTAATGCGGGAACCCATGGAGATACATAACTACCCCTACCTTTTGTAGTTGTGGCCTCAGACAATATTTTTTTTACGATTGTATCTATATTCATATTACAATAAATATCAATAAAATAAAAAAGGTCAGATTTCTCTGACCTTTTTTCTTATTAACTTTTAATTGATTATCTCAATTCTCTTAAATCAAATGTACGTACTCCGTCAACAGTGATACGTCCGTAGAAACGGTTGTTAACCATTTTCTTAGCGTATCTTGTCATAATACCTTTGATAGGTGTGAAGTTGAATGGATTGTACATTGTAGGTGTTAATTGTAGAGGTACATATGGTGCGTAAACGTAACCAGTATCTAACAATGAAGAACCTTTATGACCCAACAAAATTGTGTTTGGCGGGAAGTAAGGGTCACGATATACTTGGTAACGACCAGATAAAGTACCTACTCTTTCAATACCCATGTTGTATTGGTCTTGCTCAGGAGCCGCGTTAGATACGTGGAAGTATTCTAAATCGTCAAAAATAGCTGAAACCTCAGAAGATACAACAATCCAGTTAGCTCCACCACGAAGTGTTGACTTGTGGATTTGTGCTGAAATTTGGTTAATCGCAGTAATTAAAGTTTGGTTCCAATCTTTTTGAGTGTACTGAGTTAATGGATTCGCAGTAGTTCCTCTTTTCCATCCGTTGTAATCCCAACGTAATGTCCAAGCCGCACCTTTACGTAAGTCACGTAAAATTTCACGGTCAATTTCTGCAGCCACTTGCTCAGATAATAAAGCTGTTAATTCAGCTTCAGCATCGATGTTATGGAATGCAGAAACGTCTTGTGCTAATTCAGGAGACCACTGTGCTCTTAGTTTTCTTTCTGTTACAGAAACCGTTACTGATTGTAAGTCAAAAGAAACCTCACCAATTTTATCTTCGAACTCAAGTTCTTGATAAATTCTGTAAGTACATTTGAAAGCTTGGTTGTAAAGTGTTGTTGCTGGATGTGCCTGAGTAGTAAATCCACTATATCCATCAATAGAATTAACACCAATAGAACAAGGTACTTGAGTGTCGATTTCTAAATAAATAATACCATTGGCATCACAAATATTATCGAAAGAACCAGCATTACCACCTGGATTAGAACCACTTGTGTTAGGGAAGTTTGTTGTAGTAGTCGTACCATATTGTACAATACCTTTACCATATTTTTGAGTAACAACTCTAAATAATAATGGTCCCGTTCCTAATGTAGACCCGGCAGACGTTCCAGAGAACCCGTTACCAGATGCGTTTGTAACTAAAGTAACTTCAAGACCTGATAAAAATGACTCATTGTCCATTTCGTTACCATCAGGACCGATTAATTTACCAGCACCTGAATTATTAAATCCAGACATTGCGATAATAACTTTTCTAAATTCTTGACTTGCACCATATCCTGATTGAATAAGGTTACCTGAAGACCACGCCTGTGTAGAAGCTGAAACCGTTCTAGCTGAAAATGCGCCTTTAGAATAGTCAAACAATCCTGGAGGGTCTAATGTAGGCTCATTTCCTTCATAAAATCTATCGTAAAGATTTTTATCAGAATCTGAATAACCTGCACCTATGGTTGATGGTCCATTTGGTGCTCCAAAAGGTGCAAGGTGTGTACCGCCATTAGTTGGGTCTTGTCCTAAATCATAACCCTGAATTTTAGGGATAAAGTAGAACAATTTACCAATTGGTAAGTTCATTGCTTGTACAGACACGATGTCGTTAGCTAATAATTTAGAGAAAACACGTCTTACGATTGGAAAAACTACAGTTTCGAAAGAACCTGAGCTATCAGTCGCAGCAGCTTCGTTGATTAAGTGAGACGCTTGGTTTTCATATAACTGTGCCATGTTCTCTTTGATGTGTCCTTTAAGACCGTCTAGGAATCCTAATCTATCCCATTTGTTAATTGTATCTTCTTTGATAACTTTTAGGTGTTTCAAACCAATGTTACCAACAAGACCTGATTCTAATAATGCTCCCATTTTTTAATTTTTAAATGTAGGTTTATTTTTTTATTTTATTTTTAACATCAAATCCTTCATTCTCATGAATTGAGGATTCTCATAAGTTTTATTTTCAATCAAATTCGTTGCAGAACCAGTAGATGCTGTTTTTGTAATTTTTGATTCTACTGATTCTTTAACAACTTTGCTAGATTTTGAAGTACCTTCAAGTTCTGACTTGATTGATTTGTAAAGAGACTTAGATTCTTTTAAAGACTCAACATTGTCAAATCTTCTTAGAATATTTATTTTTTCTTGTTTTGTTGTTGAATGTTCTGTGAACAATCTAGTTGAATAAGCTAAATTAGAGTTGAATATTGCAACTTCGTTCAATTTGTTTCTAAAGAAGTCCAAAGCTTTTTTGTACTCTTCATTTTTTTCTCTTAACAAATTTAATTCTTTGTTGAAAGATTCTTTTCTTAATTGACTTGGTGCTGCAACACGGTCTCTCTCAGCTCTTCTTCTATAAGTTAAAGTACGAGATGCTTCTGTGGTTTCACCTGGCATTTCGAATGATTGAGAATCATTACCCTCATACATTTCGTCATCCATTTCCATCATTTCGTCATCCATTTCCATCATTTCATAATCCTTGTAATGACCTCCAACATCTCCGATTTTGTGACCTCCTCGTCTTTTATAATCGTGTTTGTTTCCTCCAAATTCAGAATCCATTTCCATGTAATCCATTTCCATGTAATCCATTTCTGTCATTTCAGAATCCATCATGTTGGTTTCATCCATCCAACCTTCAGTATATTCATCCATTTCATCCATTTCAGATTCGGTAACTCCATGTTTGATTTTTCCAAAAGAAAATTTAGGACCTTTTCCTCTTTTTTCTGATTTAAGACCTCCTTTATTACTGTCTTTGAAACCTTTATTGTTAACAGAAGATTTTGACATTCCGTCTCTTCTCTTACCAAAACCAATTCCAACAGGTTTCATTCTTTCTTCCATCATAGAGTCCATGTCTTCATTCTCTTCATCGTATTGGATTTCATACATAGTTTCATCATCCATTTCCATCATGTCATCGTATGATTCATCTAAATCTTCATCATCCATTTCCATCATATCATCGTATGATTCACCCATCTCGTCTTGTTCGTAGACTAATTCATAAACAACGCTTTCATTTGTTGTATCCATATATGTTGCGTCTATTTCATCTGAACCTCCACCCATATTAATCATGTACTCAGTATCAGCGTTAGTATCGGTCAAATGAATATTTTCACCGTCCTTTACAACGATAATACCGTCTTCGTCACCCATAGCTTTGAATACTTTCATAACATCTTTCATAGGTGCTTTCGACATGTCTAATGGCGGCATTTCTACGTTATCTGTAGGGACTTCAACACCCATTTCAGTTGAAACTTCAGTTTCATCGCCTTCAGGATTTATTTCAGTATCTACATCTATTTCTGTACCTTCTTCTTCGTCATCGACTTGTGGTAGTGCTGCGTCAGCATCTTCTCCTTGTTCGCGTACATTTTTTTTCTTTGGAGTTTTTAACGACTCCCTTACTAACTCACTGATTTCTTCCTTCATGGTAGAAGCAAGTATTCCTTTTGCGTTTTCACTAATAGCTTCTTCAATAGTTTTTATTTGTAATAATGTTTTTTCAACTACTGAATCATTTGTGTTAAAATTCATTTTTTTAAAATGCGTATTTAGTTTATTTTATAAATAAATATGCAGATATTTGAAAAAAAATATTTTTTGGTCTTAATAAACAAAAAAAGGGAACATTTTTAGTGTTCCCTTGTAAATAAGTTATTTAATTTTTTACTCTATAACCTCATCAATTTTACTTTCAACGATTGCCGTAATTCGCCAATCCATAGAGTATGTTTCATAAGCTTTAGTTACTTTAGCCTCAACATCTGTTGGTGAAAAACCTTTAACTAATTTTTCTTCTTTAATTTTTTTAATTTTTCCTGTGTTGTCATCAACCATGTCGGTTGTAATTCTTGCGATAAAATATTTTTCGTCCATTTTTTAATTTTTTTATTTATCTAAATAATCGGATAATCTTTTCATTAAGTCAACAGATTTTTGTAAACCATTCCCACCATCTGAATATACATTTTCATTCTCAGAAAGTTTTTCTTCATATCTTGGTCTATCTTCGGCATTCAAATATAGATACGCTCCTGGTGTTGACGGTGACGATACGAGGTCAAAACAAATTAATTCAAAATCCTCCTGTACCTCATTTTGGTCTCCTTTTTTTACTAAAGACCCGACCCCACGAGAAGATACTCCCATAGTGACTCCTTGTCTCATAAGATTTGCCGCCACATCTCCCTTAGATGTAACAATTCCTCTTTCGTGAAAACCGGGACTTGTTAATAATTTAATTTTTCCCATCAATATATTTCCTTCCCACCATGTTTCTGTTATTAAATGTGAAACTCTATCTAAATCTACTAACGACGACTCAGGGTGATTTAATTCTGAAATTGACATTCCTCTTTTGATAATATCTTGATATTTTTCAGCTTCTCTTTTTAATATTTTTTCTGGATATATTCTACCATTTCTATTTGGAACCCCATACTTTTGTAGAGTAGCATAAAAGATAAATGGTTTAGAGTGGTCAAGTTGTCCGTATGATTCTCTAATTATATTTTGATTACGTGGTTCGTTTGGGTTTATAATTCCAGCGTCCCACTCAACAAGTATTCCTTTACCTGTATCTTTTGGTCCTAATATTTTCATAAATTTTTTTATTTTATAAATATTAGGATAAATTGGTTTCTTTCACTTTACTTTTACTCAAAGTAAAATACTTGTTGTTTTTTAAATCATCTTTGTATATTGAATTTAAAATGTTTTTAATTTTGTTTTTCAACATTAATGATTTAAAATCTATAAATTGATTGTGAATAAATAATGTAAGTTCTAAATTAAAGAAACTTTTTTTATTTTTTTGTATTCCGCTTGTCCTTAAGTCTAAATCAACAATTTGTTTTCTTTCAAATATTGTAATATCAATAACTTCGAGTAACGTATGTTGTATTTGTCTTTTTATTTCCCCAATTAACCTATTCCAATTTTTATCTTCATCTGTTGGTTCTATCCATGTTTGTAAAACTATGTATACTGATTTTAAATTTTTAGCATCTACTGTGCCATAATAACATTTCGCATCTTCGAAAATGTTTAGTTTTGAGGTTTTCCCTTTTTTCATTCATAATGTCTTTCAAGTTTATTGGGTTTACTGAAAATATAAATTAAAAAATAATATTTGTCAAAATTACAAAAAACACATATATTTATAAAAAAACACTCTTAATGATAATTGTACCTGTAAAAAATTCATCTTCTTTAGAGCAATCCCTAAAACAATATAAATTAAAAATTTATAAGACAAAACAATTAGAAAAACTCAGAGAAAGACAAGAGTTTGTTAAAAAATCAATTAAAAAACGAAAACAAAAAAATAAAGCGATTTATTTACATAATAAATTTAATCATTCTTGATTTTCATTCTTTTTTTTGTTTGTAAAAAAATCAATAGAAGTTAAACCTAATGTTCCAAAAGCTAGTAATCCGATTGTTTCTATTAAGATATTAGGTGGATTATATTTTCCACAAGTTAGTGTACTAATAAATAAACATAAGATTAAAGAAAGACTACACAACAAACCAATAAATCTTTTAGATGAAATTCCACCATTAGCTCCTTCCATCATATTTTTAAAAAATTTAATCATAAACCTTGATATAATTTTGTGAGTTTATAAAGATTGTGCTTATCTATTGGTGAACTTTTAATTTTTTGGATAGTTTCTTCTATTTTACTTTTTACTGAACTATCATTTGATTCATTTAAAGTAGATTTAAGTTTTGGGATAATTGATTCTTGTAACTTACTTATATTTTCTTTTAATTCTTTTTTGCTCATGGAAGATAAAGACTCAATTTCTTTCATGTCATTTTCAGAAATATTTTTTAACTCATCATTCAAATTTTGATTAGCAACTTTTAACATCGAAGAAATTGGTAGATTAAAAGATTCATTAACTTTAATTTTATTTTCAGATGAAATAATATTCAGAATGTTCTTTTTTGACTCGAGCAATGTTTCTAAATTCCTTATAGATTTTATATACACCACATTATCAATATCTTGGTAATTATTTTTAGTATCGGTTGAAATTTTGTTTACCCACTCGTCCAATTTTATAATACCGTCTAAATTATTCTCCAACAAAATTTGTGAATACTCAATTGTTTCATTAATGTAATCAGTTGCAATAGTTTTATCCAAACCTTTTTTTTGTGATAAATCATCGTAAATATAATACAACTCGGCTAAATCTTTATTTTCTAATAAGTTAGACTTTAAACCTTTCATAAAGGCGTCAAAAGTTTTTTTTCCGTAATGTTTAACAGAAGCGTTTTCTATTTTTGACTTTATTGTTCCAAATGTGTTCATGTTTTTTATTTAATAAATATTATCTATCTATCAATTCTTTTAACTTGTCGTTAATTTCAACTAAATTGTTTCTTCCTTTACCTAAATTCATATATAAAGAATCACCAAAAAGGTTTTCTTCCAAAAGTAA